TGGGAGCCATCGGGTTTGATGGTTACTACTGCCGAGTATTGGGCGTTTGTCCTTGAGCGTGGCGTTGTCATGGTGCCAACAGACCATGTGCATTATGCAATCAGGGAGTTTGGCAGAGAGATTACTTGCGAGATACCACCGAACTGGAGTAAAGGTTTTTTAATTACGATTGAGGACTTACTAACAACAATGAAGGAACTTAAACATGGACATGAATAACGCACCGTTATGGGAGAGCGTATACAAAGTGGCACGCTACAGTGCAACACGATGCGCTCGCATCCATCGCAATCTCGTGTCCGTTGATGATGTGTACCAACACTTACTCCTGTGGGCAGTAGAACACTGGCACAAAATTGAGGAGTGGGAGGAACAAGACTCATTAGTGTTTAAACTTCGGCGCACATTTAACAATGAGTCACAGAAGTTTGCTGCTCGTGAGCGTGCATACAAGAGTAAGTCATCACCATCAGATGCTTTCTATTACACACACGAGGTACTACAAGAGTTGCTTAAAGATGTGTGGCGCTATGACCAGTGGGTAGAGAGCGCAACACCTAAGGGTGATGAGTTCATTAGTAAATCAAGCAAGCCCAGCGAAGGCATGAATCGTGAGGCTATGTTGTCTGATGTTAGCGGTGCGCTTAAGCGTTTAAACGAACAAGATAATCTTCTTCTTCAACGCAGGTTTGATGGCGGTGGCACAGACTTTGATGCGCTTGCCATTGAATACTCCGTGAGTGAGGAGGCTTTGCGTAAGCGTGTTAGTCGTGCGCTTACCAAGTTGCAAGACAGGCTAGGTGGAGAACAACCTCAATGGAACAATCGTAGATACAGGAAACCCGATAATGATTAGACCTAAGTACCAACGCATGAAGCCATGGAACTGGTTGGGACTGCCGTTGTATTATGTAGGCATCTGTTTAAACGACATAGGTTATTACATTTACCTGGCTGGAGATAAGATAGTGTGGTTTAAACGCAAGCAGATTGGATACATAAAGAAATGATTATTGGTTTGAGTGGGTATGCACAGTCAGGTAAAGACACAGTTGCTGAACTGTTGTGTTTAAACTATGGCTATACACGGATGGCATTTGCTGACCCGATGCGTGATGCAATCTATACATTGAATCCTTTTGTTGAAGGTGGTAATCGTGTTGCTGATTTAGTTGATGAGTATGGATGGGATGTAGCCAAGGCTAACCCTGAGGTACGCAGATTACTTCAAGTGTTTGGTACTGATGTGGGTCGCAAGCAATTTGGTGATAACTTTTGGGTGCAACAAGCCTTTGATAAAATGGAATCAACCAAGATTGTATTTGCTGATGTTCGTTTCCCTAATGAGGCTAATGAAATCATGCAGTATGGCGGTCAAGTGTGGCGTGTAAACAGACACAATCATCCACCAGTTAATGGACACAAGAGTGAACATGCGATGGATAACTTTATGTTTAAACATGTTATCTATAACGATAGCACGCTTGATGATTTGTCTGATGAAGTGTTTATGTTAGCAAAGGAGTTGGGTCTATGACACGAGGCAAGTGTTGTTTAAACTATGGCGAAAGTATCCTTGCAACATGGCGTGCACGCATCCATAAAAAAATAGATGATGCTCATGTTGGTATGGAATTGAAATCAATCCAGCATGAGTTGCAATACTGGGAAGGTTTTAATGCAGGATTAAAGTGGGCGCATCGCATAGTTGATGGCGATAAATCTGCTGATTAAATACAGAAGCCCCCTCGCAAAGACTGGAATCCGCAAGGGGGCTTTTGTATGGGCACCTACTACATGCTTCCCCTTCACATAGGAGATGCCCAATGACTACAACCTATCACATGTTCATGCCTCGTGGGTCAGACACCTGCAAGTTGAGGGCTTTTCTTGCTGCGTTCCTACGAAATGGGGTAGTTCCACCCCACACACCACTGCGTTCATGGACTAGCCCCCACTCTAGGCACATCTCCATGACTGGACACTCCACACACATGCGTGCGAATACCTTTTCCTCATCGGGGGTAAAGATGTCTTTGTCGGGGTAAAACAATTCAACATCTAACCCTTTGCATGCAGCCTCCTCGGTAAGCCTACGATTCCACCGTAGTTTAAACGCATGGAAATCTTTACCTCGGTTACGAACTTCTTTCTTTTCTATTACTTTGTGATGTTTAATTTCCATTAGTACCACCCCACTGCCAAGTGATGAGCGTACGCCTTGCAGATACCACCAGTCTTGCCGTAGTGCCTGTCTATGTAGCGCAACCCAGCGATTACCTGTGTATACCCATCATCAGTTTGATGTATGCCAATAAGTTTCCATGTTTCAGGTTTGAGTTGTGCGATTCCATGTGCACCACCACGATTGTTGTGTGATTGTGGTCGCCAGTTTGACTCACGCATCCACAATTCATAGAGGCATGGGTACTGTTCAATCTTATCCTGCTTGATTAGTTGCTCCACTGCGAAGCGTTGGTAATCGTTGTGATAGTAAGCAATAAGCGTACCTTGCGGTGGATGTGCAACCATCTGCACTCGTGGATTAAACATGAGAAAGATTCCGAGTACAAGAGTTGTTGCCATCCACAGTCGGGCATGCGGGTGGATGCGTTTAAACATACTCAGCCTCCAGTTTCGCACGGTTACCACACACTCGGCTAATGAAAGTAAGTATGTCAGCAGGGATGTCAGTGTCATTGCCATGGCTATCGGTTAAGCCCAAGACAATCATGTTGCCCACAATCGTAGGTGCGTTGCCGAACATGAACGAGAGCGCACTGGCTACCGAGTTGATAGGTAGTTGTTTGAGCAATCCCTCCTCGTTTACATAGCCTTGGCATACGCCAGCACCATAGTAATCATGCATACCGATGGGTTCAATCAATCCATCTACTGCTGTTTGCATGTCAGAGAGTTGTTTAAACTCCTTCTCCTCGTATGTTCCATCTGTGTATAGCACTGCACCTTTAGGCATAGTTGTTCTCCTTTAGTTTGCCGTTCTCGTATTCTCTGCCTACCTTGTATAGTTGACCGAGTTGGTTTACTGCATCGCTAAGGCGATTGATAAATGTTCTGCGTTCCTCATCGTTTAAATGGGTCAGCATCTCATCCGTTACATCACAACGCCACACAATCCGAGCCATGTTATGCCCCAATCTCAAACGACTCGCAGATTTCCTGCACTGCATCGTTTAATTGTTCGGTTAGTTGGGCTTTCTCTGCCTCGGTTAAGTGCTTAGTCATGCCCACTGTTACCGATGAGTTCCATAGGTTAGCCATTAGAGCACCAGTCCTTTCATCATGTCGTTTAGTTCAGCGTATGCAATGTCGCTTGAGTTGTACTTACATCCGTCAATGGTTGCTTTATCCTCAAGCCCTGTAACCTTGAGCCAATCACGATAAGGCTTTGCGCCTTTGTAATCTTTCATGAATAGGCAAGCGCTTAGGTATAACGGATAGTCGTTGTTAATCCATAGCGCAATGTTCCATGTGTTGTAGTTTTTCCAACCCTCATAAGTTTTATTTACCATGGCAATGGAGCACTCTCTGATAGTTGTTTCTTTAGTTGCTTGTTGCGGTTGCGTAGCCATGCGTTCTCACTGTTGAGTCGGATGTTGTCCTTGATAGCGAAACCCACCAGTGTGAGCGTGCATAGTAAGGAGATGATGACGGCGAGGATGTCGCCTGTTGTTAGATACATACCAGTCCTTTGTTCTATGTAGCCGAGTTGCTACATGTCCTAGGATTCCAGTTCGGTATGCATAAGTCAAGGATGTTGGTCATAAATAAAAAAGTTTTTTTGTTTAAACAAGACTGCATGTTTCTTTAGTTTTATCCACCTTGAGGTGGATAAAACCATCCTATCATGACATGCAAACTTACTGTTTAAACGCATGTCGTTAGCAGTCTGGTGCTGTGAGTGCCAGACCCACCACCACCACCAGACCCACCACCATTGTTTAAACGCTTGTGTATTCCAGAGTCCCAGGGAAGATTTGTTTTTGTTGTTTAAACAGTTAACACTTTCCAGATGTACCTGGAATTAGTATGATGGATAAAAGAAAAACCCCCGCCGAAGCGGGGGCTATCTTTATCGGATGATGCAGGTGCGCGACCAACCGAAACTTAGAACAGGTGCTTGTCGTAATAACTAGATGCGTACTCGTGCTCATCATCCCAGTTACTAGAAGAATACTTGCGCCAGTTGTTGGCATACACTTGTTTAAACGGTGTGAAGTTCTGATGCTCCACAATCTTGCCGTCTTTAACCTTGAAGTATTCACCCTCGGCTGCTGCGTATGCCCAGTCAAGCACTGAGTCAAGCATGATAGATGCGTTCTCAATGGTGTCCTCGGTTGAACCGTAGACGAGCGAGCCTGTCTTGGTCTGACCAATCCACAATGGCGATGAGTTAACACGAGCAAGGTGCAATGTGTTGCCCTTGTTCTGTTCAATCCAAGCCAAGGCAGCAGTGCCTTGTACACGAGAGAGCACCTCGGCAATGGGCGCTGATGTAAATGCAATCAGTGCTGCGACTGCCTCGGAATCTACTTGCCCGTGGCGCTTGACCTTGAGTTGTTTAAACAGTTGGTCATCGTTGCTGATGTGTCCGTTGTGTGTCAACACAATCTTGCCACGAGGGATTGGGTGGTTGTTGTCATTAAACTTTGGGTCACCTTGAGTTGCCCAACGAGTGTGCAAGATAGCGGTCTGTGCGTTTAAACAGATTCGCTTGCCTGCATCTGTCGTGATGAACTTGGTTGCAGCCACTGGCGCTTTGGTGATTACACGATGCCCAGTCTTTGGGTTAATCCATGCTGCACCTGTGGCGTGATAGCCACGATGTTCAATGTCCATGAGCATCTGCGATGCAAGGTCAACCTGATTGTTGTTGTGCTTTGGGTTAAGGCAGAAGCCTGCGATTCCACACATAATTTATTTCTCCAGTCTGTGTTAGTTGTTAGTTGGTCTGATTAGTGAAGTGTACCACAACCTGTGTTGTGCGGTCATACACTGTGTTTAAACGGTCAGTGGCTGCGAGGTACCGAGCCTCTGTTTCTGTGTATAGTCCAGTGAACTTTCGCCCATAGAAATCTATACCTTCAACGATGTATAACTTTTCGTTATTATTCGCCATGATTGTTACCTGTCAGTAAGTAATGAACCCACACGCCAGCAATGATTGCCAGCAGTAGAAGCACACGACCATCAATGATTGACCAGTAGTTGATGCTGTTCATGATTCCAGTCCTTTCGTTTAAACGGTACCGAGGATTTCCCGATTCCGTTTGTGCCTGCCGAGGGTAACGCTCCCTCGCTTGCCCACTTGGGGCAGGCTGCCTGCTGCTATCCGTTGAGGGATGC